AACAAAACACTTCGTTTTTTATCGTTCAAATAAAGTTCCCAGTCCAAATTAGTTACTGCCACTCTGTCATTTTCTGGACTATCTTCGTCATACTGATTGAATTCGGAATCTTCCCAGTGGTGTATACCATATCTATCATCATAAAGTTTATCCACATAAGCGTAAACTTCTGTTTCTCTTTTGACCCAGTCGTATAATGGGTCGATTACTTTATTTATTGTGCAAATAATCCACCAATAATCTTGGTCTCCATATATTTTTTCTGCTAACAATTCAGGAGTCATATCTTCTGAAATTCTTATTGTATAATAGAGGGCTTCATATTTTCTTACGGATTTGAGCATATCTATTCTGTGTGTAATATCAGCAATAGTTACTCCGTTATACGTCAACTTAGGAAGCGTTTTTGAATATTTAGGCATCTCTTAATATCCTCCTGCGGCGTGTATGTCGTGTTGGGCTACAACAACGTTTTCTTTAAGAGATAATGTTACTTGAGTTTGAATAGCCGAGCCATCTTTATAAGCATTCCACGTTCCTGTCGGAGTATAGTTAACTTCTACAGCAGTGATGAAAGAGTCTTTAATCATAAATAGATTCGGATTGACTGCATCGCCGAACCAGAATTCTACATTAATAGTTGCAGGAATACCAAGTCGACCAATATTTCTCATTGAATCGAAATCCCCCACAGGTGTACGAAGCTTTTGCAGAATGTCATAGTGCTCCAACCTATCATCCAGGCCCATTTGGGTCGGGTCTCCGTACTTTTCAATTATCATCGCATCAGAGGTGTTGTTGACCTCGGCAGTTTTGGCTTCCAGTTTATCTTTCGCTGTATAGTGATTGACATCACCTCCCATCTGCCCCATAATAATCGGTGCCGCGTAGCTTTTAAGTGCAAAAACAATTGTTGAGATTGCTTCTTGTTCTTCTTTGCTCTTAGGAGTCATTCTCCACGAGAAAGAATGTGTACGTAGGGCCGCACCGTCATACACTAATCCCATTTGCTGATTCATTACTGAACCAACAGCCATTTTACCAGAGTTGTTCACATTCATAAGAGATGTTATAAAATCATAACCTTCGTTCATAGCTCCCCGTCCCCTTGCTTCGGCCTGCTTGGCGAATGTACTCATCCAGCCGGTCTGAGACTTTGCGTCCCAAGAGTCCCAATTATTTGACCCTCTATTCACCATCATATTATCTGATTCAGTATAAGTCTGATTATAAGCAGTTCCAAGAACAAGCGGCATCGGCAACCAAATGTTTGCTATGTGATATCTGGTTAATTTATGCCCTTGCTTGTCGACCAATTCTTCTCTTGGTCTCACAGGCACCCAAGAATTAACAATCAGTCTGGTCCAGAAATTTCCAGCAGACACATCATCTTTTGGAAATTTGAATGTTTTTGGCCCTTCGGATTTAGGTGCTACTACTTCATCTGGCGTAAATTGTTGAGCATATGTCTCAAAGTCTGGAACTTTACCAGTGGAAGCCCCTTGTACGGATATTGGAGATGAAAAACCTTTAGTTGCTGGCATACCAGAATGAGTTGAAACCATTATTATTACCTCAGTGTGAAGTTACGTATTTAAACTATTTATATAAATAGTTGTGATGTCTTATAAAGGAAAGTACAAAGTTAAAAATCGTGAGAAGTACGTTGGTGCTGTAGATAATGTTCAGTATCGGTCGTCCTGGGAACGCAGATTTATGGTGTATTGTGATGTTACGCAATCCAAAATTGTGAGATGGAGCAGTGAAGAACTCATATTGCCCTATAGAAGTCCAGTAGACGGGAAAATCCATAGATACTTCCCAGACTTCTGGATAGAACAAAGGAGCGAGGATGGCCGATTATCGACAATGGTTATTGAAGTCAAACCCAAAAAAGAGTGTGGTCCACCAAACCCACCAAAAACTAAAAACTCTAGAAGTAAATATAGATATTTAAAAGAACTGAAAACGTGGAAAGTCAATGAAGCAAAATGGAAAGTAGCAGAAGAGTTTTGTCGTGACAGAAAGTGGCAATTTAAATTACTAACAGAGGACCATTTGGTAAAGTAATATGGCAGTAAAAGTTGCAAAGAAATTAATACAAATCGCTAAGGGAACTGAGAAAGTTGCATCGGATGGCATTAAGTATCGCTATCTCGGTAAACAATGGGGTAAAGTAACCAAGTCAGGCAGGACAGGACAGATGGCTCGTAAGGCTATTGATGCTGAATTGACTGCTTCGGCTCAGGGCGCCACAATGTCCAAGGCTAAACAAGCAAAGAAATCGGTCGCTTGGTTCAAAAAGAAAGTTGGTGAGAGTGCAAAGGGGTTCAAACCAGCAGTCTTGGCGCCAGGAAAGATGTATACGTTTGGATATGATGCTAAACTGAAAGCAATTTTACCATATTGGGATAAGTTCCCCTTAATAGTCGTCTTAGATACATACAAAAATGGCTTTCTTGGTCTAAATTTCCATTATCTATCTCCAATTGACAGACAGAAGTTCTTTACAAAAATATTGAAATTCTCTAATCAAAAGGGTGACCCGATGGACTTCACGGATAAAGCAAGATTCAATATATCTTGGGATGCCGTGCAAAATATTAAACACGCCGACAAAATGATACATAAATATCTATATGGGCACGTAAGAACTTCCTTATTAGAAGCACCACCGAATGAGTGGGAGAATGTTATATTTCTACCATATCAAAGATTTGTTGGTGCTAGTGCTAAATCAGTGTGGGGTAAATAATGCGAATATCAGATTTTAATAATATAGTCCAAGGAAATGACCTAGACTTAGCCAGGAATAATCTATATTCTATCGAAGTATATATGCCTCGAGGTCACGGTGGCGAGTTTGGAAACTTCTATACTAGAGGTGATCTGCCAGGAATTAAAGAAAAATTATCTTATATGGCGAAAACAGTAACACTGCCCAGTAAGGCTCTTGGTACTATGGATACAAAACGATTTGGACCTGTAGGCAAAGTAGCAAATGATTTAATTATTGATACAGCATCAATGACGTTTATGTGTAGTGCCGATTATAAAGAACATCTCTTTTTCGATGGATGGATATCTGGTATTATGGGTCAAATTAAAAACCCGAAAACTAGACAAGAATACACTCTATCTTATTATAACGATTATGTTAGTCAAGTAAATATTATTCCATTAGATAGACAAGGTGGAGCCGCGGCACAAGTCACTTTAAAGGAAGCATATCCAACAAATCTTGGTCCGATAGAATTTGCGTGGAGCGATGCAGGTGAAGTTGCAACTTTTACTGTAACTTGGACATTCAGAGATTGGAATCATACTCAGACTTCTGGTTGGAGTGCAGATACTGACATTATTGACCAAAGATTTGAGAAATGGGATTTCGAGTCGCAAAGGTCGAGGGAAGCACCGGATAACAGGGACCATAAATATCCAGGTGTGCCTGGAGAGAGTAAGGCAGGATTCAGGGAGTCGCCCGGTGAAATTAGAAAAGCGGAATCCAAAATGGGCTCCGGTCTTGACCATTTAAATGCCCCTATTACCCCTATTGGAAGGAGTAAGGACGGCTTCAGGGAAGCACCGGATAACAGGGACGATAAATATCCAGGTGTGCCCGGAGAGAGTAAGGACGGCTTCAGGGAAGCATCGAAAGGAGGGATATATCCATCAGCCTTTCGCGCGGCCCGGGTCGGTCTGACTGGAGAGAGTAAGAAAGGTTTCAGGGAGTCGCCCGCTGTTATTAAAGCGGAAAAAAACAAAATGGGCTCCGGTCTTGACCATTTAAATGCCCCTATTGGAAGGAGTAAGGACGGCTTCAGGGAAGCACCGGATAACAGGAACAATAAATATCCAGGTGTGCCCGGAGAGAGTAAGGTAGGATTCAGGGAGTCGGCCGCTGTTATTAAATCGGAAAGAAACAAAATGGGCTCCGGTCTTGAGGGGTTAAATGCCCCTACAGACGAATACAGGGAAGCACCGGGTAACAGGAACAATAAATATCCAGGTGTGCCCGGAGAGAGTAAGGTAGGATTCAGGGAAGCACCGAGTAAGTGGGTTAACCCGGATACCATACCATCCCACAAAACTAGACCAGCCCCTGGACACGATGGTAGTTTAGTCAAAGGGCTTAAGGGTTTATTAAACATTTTAATTCGATGATGTACAATAAAATTGATTATATAATTTAACATATTAGGAGATAATATTATGACGTTACCTAGAGTAGAAACACCGATATACAGTTTGAAACTGCCATCGGATAAGAAAAGGACTATTAAATATAGACCGTTCTTAGTGAAAGAAGAGAAGATTCTCTTAACAGCAATGGAGGGTGCCAAAAATTTAAAGGGCGATGAGTTCAAGAATGCTGTAAGAGAAGTTATTTTAAGAGTGATTGAGAATTGTGTTGAAGGAGATATACAGGCAAGTACAATGCCATCTTTCGATACTGATTATTTATTCTTAAATATCAGAGCAAAAAGTAGGGGAGAAGTAATTGAACCATCCTTTACGTGTAATCAAGTGGATGATAACGGGGAGACCTGTGGCCAAGTCGATGCACATCCCATCAAGATTGATGAGATACAGGTTGATTTTCCTGATAAAGATTATTCTAAGATTATGATTACAAAGGATATCGGAATACAGTTTAAATTTCTGTCTGCCGATGAGTTGAAAGTTCACGATGGCGAGACTGACAATATTGAAAAGATGTTTAAAATTATCGTCGATTCAATCGACTATGTGTTTGATGCTGAGAATATTTATAAAGGCAAAGAGACATCCAAAGGTGAGTTAGTACAGTTCGTTGAGTACTTAACAGAGGAAGCGTTTGACCAGATTAAAGAATTTTTTGAACAGATGCCAACATTGAGACACACGA